CTGGTCGCATTGAGTTTGAGAGCTGGCAATGAGTATCGAGTATCACATGCTGCGCTGGCGCAGGTGGAATCTGCTGCGCAATGGCACGCCACAGGGGGCGCGCTGTAATTTGGGCAGGTGGGCGCAGTCCGAGCCGGATGCTAATGACGTCGCGCCGCTGTCGGACGATGAGGCCGATGCGGTCAATCGCGCGCTGGCGTTGCTCAAGGTGCGGTATCCCGATGCGTGGCAGGCAATCACGGTGCGCTATCAGCATGGGGTGTTCAACAAGGTCGCGGCGGCGAGGCGGTGCGGTACCAGCAAGACAACTATGTACGGCAACTTATTGATTGGACACGCTTTCTTGGATGGTTTTATCGTGCTGTAAAAATTTCTCAAAAAAATGCTTGCACTATTACTAGCTGACTAGTAATATACACATATCGGGACAGCACAGGGCTAGACCGGGAAATCAACAGGAGAATTTTATGAACACTATTAATCACACCCCATTAAATCTACGCACCGCAGATTTGAAAGAAACGCTGAAAAACATGCTTGTCGAGATGAGAAAAGACGAGAGCGATACTAATCATGTCCACCAGCTTGCAAAGATAGATGACGTAAGTGTTGATATTCGAGTAGTTCACGCACCGAAACACGGATGCGGCTTGTTTATCAGCGTGCGTTCACAGGACAACCCGCTAGGTGATGATTATGCTTTCATGCCCTATGACTCGCCAGAGGAAATAACTATCGAGGAAATTTCGGAAGCACTCAATTATGCGAGCGAGGCATTAACGGAATCATCTGAAATTGAAAAACTTGCCCGCGAAATGATTGAAAAAGTAATCCCACGACTGCAATGACTATTCAAATCAGCCGCACCGAGAAAAACATCTCGGTGCAATCCGATTACAACAAGGTTTTCGTAGAACTTGCCCGCAATTTAGCGGGCAAGTGGAACGAGACTTCAAAGACATGGGTTTTCGACATCCGCGACGAGGCGGATGTCCTTGAAGCCTGTTACCTCGCCTATGGCGAGGACGGATTTCGGCAGAATTTTTGCGACATCAAAATGACCCTACCAAGCGGCATGGAGAGCGAAGACCACACGTTAATCCTCTTCGGCCGCCGTATTGCGACCGCATTCAGCACAAGCGGGCCGGTTAAATGGGCATCGCCGGTCGTGGTCAAAACAGGGGCCATCGTATGCTCTCGCCGGTATCGGGACGAAATCGTCGAGGTCGAGGCCGGGACGACTATTATCCTGCGCGACCTATCCCGTCCGCTGGTGGATAAGAGCATCAGCGAAAACACCTACGGCGACGCGGTCATCGAAATCCTGCCCGATACCCGCGCTTGTGTCCGCGCGAACCTCATGGCAGAGCGCGACGCCTTGCTGGCGCGCCTCACCGAAATCAACCAACTGCTGGGGGAATAATGACAGACGTCCGTGCGGCTATCGTACACGCCACACCCAACGCGCTACTGCTCGATGTAGGCGGTCGGCAGCAATGGGTGCCGCGCGAGAGTTGTCGCTACATTGATGACAGCGGTGCAGCTCTGCCCCGCGCCCTTGCTGCCCAACTGGGAATGCAGACGCCGGGCGCTGCGCATGGCCTCGATGTGCTGATGGAGGAGGCGACCATCGCCGACCGCATCGCCATTGAGCCACGACCTAACCAGCCGCAACAGGATGAGGCATTCCGCAAACTCTACCGCTACCGCTGGTTTGCGCTGTATATGCAGATGCGGGCGGGCAAAACCAAAGTCGCCATCGACCTCATCTGCAATCACTATGCCCTCGGCAATATCGACCGAGTGCTGTGGCTCTGCCCCAACTCGGCCAAGGCGACTGCGGCGGCGCAATGGGCGCAATTTGCCACGGTGGACGTACCACGCCGCATTGTTGCGCTGGAGACCATATCGGGATGCAGCGCGGCGACATTCAGCGAGATTGCAGGATGGTTCAGTGAGCGCTGCGCCATCGTCATTGACGAGAGTCAAATGATTAAAAACGGGCGCGCCGTGCGTTCGCAGCGCCTGCAAAAGTTGCTGGATGCGGCAACGGTTAAAGGTATCTTGAGCGGCACGCCCATCACCTGCAACGTGCAGGATTTGTACAACCAAGTCCGGGCGCTGGACTGGCGCATTTTTGGCTATCGCAACTACTATCAGTTCAGCCGCGCCCACCTCATCATGAGCGACCGCATCCCCGGCATGATTTGCGACACCTGCAATACCGAGTATCTCTCGGAGCGTTTGCAGCCATTCGTTTACGAGTGGTTCACGGATTACGGTAGCCGCCGCTCATATGAGGCCGTGTACGTGGACATGAGCGACCAGCAGCGCCAACTGACAGCGGACATCAAGAGCGAGGTGCTGGGGCGGCTCATGGATTACCGCGAGCAGGCGGCCGACATCTACCTGATGTTCAGCGCCCTGCAAAGCGTGCTGTCTGGTCATGTATCCGCGCAGACCATGCGGCGAATATTTGGCAGCAACGAGGCCGTTACCCTGCACCCGCCCAAGCTGGACGCGCTGGAGGAAATTGTCGCTGGCCTCGATGAGCAAAAAATCGTGTGGTGTACGCGCCTGCATGACCTGCATAGCATCGCGGCGCGTATCCCGGACGCCATCACCGTCAGCGGTGAGATGGGGGCAGACGTGCGTCATGACCGCATTCAGCGCTTCCGCAAGAGCCGTGACGGCACGCTGGTGGCAATGGTTCAGGTTGCCAAGCGCGCGATAGAGATGAGCGAGTGTAATAACGTCATCTACTACTCGCACAGCTTCGACTTTGAGAGCCGCGAGCAGTCGCAATGGCGCACCTTACTACCCGGCAAGACCGATATTTGCCATTACACGGACTTGCTCTACAGCAAGTCAATCGACGAGCGCATCCAAGAGGCGCACGGCAAAAAGCAGAGCGTGGTGCAGGCATTCCTCGACTTGCTCAAAACGGATCGCGCAGCCGCGATCCACGCGCTGGAGGGGATATGATTACACTGCCAATCAATGTGTATGAGGCGACACAACGCCGCCTCGCTACCGTCTTCGCCGAGTTCGACAACATCTACATATCATTCAGCGGCGGTAAGGATAGCGGCTTGCTGCTCAACCTCTGCCTGCAATATATGCGTGAGCATGGTATCCGCAAGCCGGTAGCGGTAATGCACCAGGATTTCGAGGCGCAGTTTTCGGCGACCACCGAGTACGTTACCCTCGCCATGCTGGATAATTCCGACCTCATCGCCCCGTACTGGCTTTGTCTGCCGATGGCGGTTGATAATGCTGCCAGCCAGTTCGCGGCCTACTGGTATCCGTGGGAGCGCGGCAAGGAAGCAATATGGTGCCGCCCGATGCCGGATTACCCTTGCGTCGTCAATATCCACAACCAGCGATTCGGCTGGTACCGCGAGGGGATGCACCAAGCGGATGTTTACCGGGCATTCGGTGCGTGGTGGCGGTCGCAGTGCGGCGGCGGTCGGACGGTGGGGCTGATAGGCATCCGCGCGCAGGAGAGTCTCAACCGCTGGCGTGCCGTCTGCCGCGCCAAGCACAAGCTGGGCAATCTATCGTGGACGACCCGCAACGAGGACGACACCTATACCGCCTATCCGCTCTATGACTGGATGGCGGCGGACGTATGGACGGCCAACGCCCGCTTTGGCTATGACTACAACCGTATCTATGACCTGCTGCACGCTGCCGGAATCCCGCCGGAGCGGATGCGCGTCGCCAGCCCGTACAGCGGGGCAGCATTGAGCAGCCTCAACCTCTACCGTGTTATCGAGCCGGAGATGTGGACGCGCCTCATAGGCCGGGTTGCAGGCGCAAATTTTGCGGCGCTCTACGCCAACAGCGGGGCGCTGGGCTGGCAACACATTGACCTGCCGCCCGGCCATAGTTGGCGCAGTTTCGTTGATTTCCTGCTGGACACCTTGCCGGGGGACATCCGGCAGATATACGAGCCACGTCTTGCCGCTGCCCTCGCCGACTGGCGGGGAGCGCGCGACGACAATATGCCGCTCTACAAGCGTATGGCCGTCTGCATCCTCAAAAATGACACAACCTGCAAATCACTGGCCGCCAGCAAGGCCAAACGACAAGAGGGCAGGCGCAAGCGTGCACTGCAACAATATGCCGACCTGTAACATGACATCACCCGTCTATAACGTCCTGCGCGTGCCGCTCGACAAAATCCGCGCCAACGCCTACAACCCCAACGCAGTGGCGCCGCCGGAATTACGCTTGCTGGAGCTGTCCATTTGGGAGGACGGCTACACCATGCCTATCGTCTGTTACCGCCTACCCGATAGCGATGAGTACGAGATTGTGGACGGATACCACCGCTATACCGTCATGCTGACCAGCGCGCGCATTCGTGAGCGCGAGGGCGGTATGTTGCCGGTCGTGGTCATCGACAAACCAATCAGCAACCGCATGGCATCCACCATCCGCCACAACCGCGCCCGTGGTAGCCACGGCATCGAGCCGATGCACAAGATTGTGGCCGCGCTGGTCGCCGAGGGCAGGAGTGATGCGTGGATACGCCGCGCACTCGGCATGGATGAGGACGAGTTGCAGCGCCTCAAACAACTGGGAGGCATCGCTGCACTCTTTGCCGACCGCGAATTTTCGCCCGCGTGGATTGCGACCGACGCGGAAGCAGAACAACTTGATTAAACATAGGAGACACTATGGGAAACGCTTATACCGAACACAGCAAGAAACTGCGCAGCAAGACTGCAAGTGAAGCGCGCAAAAAGGCCATCGCCGAGGGGCGCATAAAGCGCAAGACATTTATCGCGCCGCCGGAAGTTATAGATACATTCATGACGCATTTAGCGTCGGTCGGTAGCGGTACCGAGGCGGAAAGACTTAGGAAAATCAACGAAATATTAAACGAAGCGCTCAAACAAAAAGAAATGTGAAAAATTTTCCAAAAAGCCCTTGCGTTATTACTAGCTGACTAGTAATATACACACATCGGGACAGCATAGGGCTGAACCACAAACCGGAGAGTATCATGCACGCAATCAACAAAATCACCCGCAGCCAGTGGAAAAGAATCTATGGCACCTTCAGAAGGTGGGAACAGGCCGATAAACGTGAGTCAAGAATCCAAGACGATTATTTAGATTCATTGGATGCGGCAGCCGCAGAAACGGGGGAAAATCGCATTGCCATATACGACGGCGCACACGCCATTTGCTACTATGCTTATTGGCTCGACCCGCGTGCCGAGTGGAGTAGTGCAGAATTACTTGCTGCTCGCCTATACAATTTCAAAGGCAGGGTAATACCCGATGATATTCCCGAATTTTTTGCCGATATTTGGGAGCCTATTCCGCCAGCGTCAAGTGCATTGAGCCGCTGGCGCGAACAACGCCACAATATCCCCCCAGCGCAGCGCCTTGACAAAAACACGCACCGCATCCTGCCCTAACCTGAACGCCCCGTCCTATGGCGGGGCAGACGTAAATCACGGAGCAAAACATGATTGACATTACAAACGACGGACAGGAAATAACCGCCACCAACTACTGGCTGCATACGAAATTTGGTAAGGGCGGGTTGGCTTACCTGTCCGGAAATGCTGGGGCATGGCGGCTGCTATTGCCAGCCAATCACGCCAGCGAATGGCTGGCAGAAATGAAGACGGGGAAATTTGTCCTGATTGAACGCAGCATCAGAACCGCAAGGCATATTGATTTAGTCTTTGACGATGGCAGCAAAGAACCTTTTTCGCTGACCATTCACCGTGAACATCAGGTGGACAGGGCGCTAGAAAATGGGGAATATCCGCTCATTATTTACGCGGGCGGGTTGGGTGTGCGCCATAAAATGACGTGCAAAATCAAGCTGTAATGTAAAAACTCAAAAAATATTTGAGAAAGTCCTTGCGTTATTACTGGATGACTAGTAATATACACGCATCGGATGAAACAAGCCGATAACCAAAAACCACGCAGCCCAACGAGGGCAGCGTTAATTGAAAGACTAACCGGAGACTATCATGGCTAAATACACAATCACTCACAGTTGCGGACACACCGTAGAACACCAAATCTACGGTAGCAATTCTAAAGGCGAACGCGACCGCAAAATTGAGTGGCTAGAAAGCACCCCTTGCAGCGAGTGCTATAAAGCGGAAAAAATGGAAAAGAACGCTCAAACCAACAGCAACGCCAATATGGTCGCGCTTGAAGGTTCACCCAAACAAATCGCTTGGGCGGAAGATATTCGCGCTAAAGCATTGCCTACCCTCGCCGCTATGCAGGAAAAAATTGATAACGGCACAGGAACCACAGAGCTGTATATCAAACAGCGCGATGCCATGCAGGCGGCAATCAACGAAGTGCGCGCCCAATCATCAGCCAAGTGGTGGATTGACCACCGCGATGAAAAATTCGACGCGGCTTGGTTTATGGGGCTCGCAAAAGGAAAAATGTGAACAACAAGAAAATGGAGCCGCGCAATGCGGCTCCTGGTGCAAGCGAGTTTGTTGCCGCAGGCAGGCTGCTTTGGGGCGAGCATTGGCAACGCCCTATGCAGGAAGCCCTGCAAATCAATCAGATTGCCCGCATCCGAGCATGGGCAAGCGGGGCATCGAGAATCCCGACCGGGGTGTGGGTGGAATTAGACGGACTGCTGCGTGAAAAAGGGCGGAGCATCGAGAAACTGCTCATTGACATTAGTCCGGACTAAAACTATAGTGAACCTCATAGTATAGGCTCATCATAAACAAAGCATATTAGCCCGCCCTGTGCGGGCTTTTTGTTGTTCCCGCTCTGCGTAAGCATCGGATTCCGCCCGCATCACGCGGGCTTTTTTATTGCCCGGAGGCAACCATGAAACTGACCGAAGAACACCTCAAAGACCTCATCGCCGATGCGAGTTATCACCGCCTGGACGGCACGACCGTCACCATTTGTGCGCTGACGTTGCGCAGCGGGTTTGTGGTTACGGGCGAGTCCGCTTGCCTCGACCCTACCAATTTTGATGCGGCAATCGGGCAGGAAATCGCCTACAAAAATGCCTTTGAAAAGCTATGGCAGTTGGAGGGCTATCACGTCAAGGCGTCTGCACCTGCGAGTGATTGGCTTGACCGCCTGCGCATTGAGCGCGATGAACTCGCTGCGAAGGTGGACAAGCTCGCCGCCTTCCTCGATTCGGGGAAAACCTGCCAAAGCGGCGAGGCGCATCATGCCTTGTTGGTGGCGCAACTGCCGCATATGCGCGCCTATCTCGATGTGCTAGACCAACGTATCCAACTGGAGCGGGATTAAGCCATGAGAGACACCTACGACAAAGCCCTTGCCCTGCTGATTGCGGACGAGGGTGGCTACGTCAATGACCCGCACGACAGCGGCGGCGAGACAAATTACGGCATCACCTGGCGCACCTACAACGCCTACCGCAAACGCAAAAAGCTGCCGGAGCAGAGCGTCAAGGATATTTCCATGCAGGAAGTGCATGAGATTTACCGCGCGCAGTACGCCAATGTCATCCGCTACGACCACCTGCCCGCCGGGCTGGATTACGCCGTGTTCGATTTTGCGGTCAACAGTGGCACCAAGCGGGCAAGCCGGTTTTTGCAGGCGATTGTCGGTCAGCGTACTGATGGCGTCATCGGTATGCAGACGTTGCAGGCGGTGGAGGATTATGTCGCCCAGTACGGCGTGGAGCAGTTGATTTTGCGCCTGTGCGATAACCGACTGAAGTTCATGCAAAAGCAAAAAAACTGGAAGCGATACGGCAAAGGCTGGGGGCGGCGTGTGGCAGAGGTGAAAGCCGATGCGCTGCGTATGGCCGCCGGTCATCTGCCTGCCAACAAGATGTGTGTGGCAGACGGGCGCAATCAGAAGTGCGACGGGCAATTGTCGCTCATTGGCTCCATCCAGGAATCCCCGCGCAGCAAGGGCGCAGCTGTCGGTCTGGTCAGCACGGCGTTTGCCGCGTTGCCGGAGGCGATGGAGGCGGCACGTCCGGCGCAGGAGCTGGCAGAGTTTGCCCGTTATGCGGGCTGGGTCGGGCTGGTGATTGTCGCCATCGCGCTGGTGTACATCATTTGGGAGCGCAGCCGTGCAACGGATTAAGTCCTGGGCGCTGTATGCGCTCGCTGGCGTTGTCGTCGCTCTCGCTGTTGCGGTCAATGCGCTGCGTGCGAAGAATGCCCGCCTTGATGCGGAGCTGGAGCGGCGCGAGCGCTCACGTTTGCAAGCAATCGCCGACGGCCTCAAGGCACGGGCAGAGCGCGCCAATCAGGCGGCGGCCGCATCCAAACGTGAGCGCGAGGAAGCCGAAAAAAGCATGAAGGAAGGACGACGTGATTATTTCGAGAAGTAAGACGGTGGCTTTGGCCGCCGTTTTTGTGTTTGGTACGGCGGGCTGCGCGCGGGTGGAGTATGTACCTTTGCCGCTGCCGCCCTGTCCGCCGATGCCAACCTTGCCGCTGGTCAAGGGCGCGGATTTGGCAACGTTGTCCGATGATTCCTACCGCGCCCTCGTCGAACGGGAGTTGCGGCTCAAGGAACACATTGGCCAGTTGAGGAGTTTGTGTGATGGAGATTGAGAAAGAGGAAACGCGGCGCGCGGTGTTTGACTGGCGCATCAGCATGGGCAATGTGCTGGTAGTGGTGGGCATGGTGGTTGGCGGGTTTTGGTATTTCGCCGACATCGACAAGACCAACGCCCTGCAAAACGCGCAGATTGCCGCCAACCGTGCCGCGTTTGTGGAGCAGATGGACGCCGAGAAGAAGGCGCACAAGGAAGCCATTGCCGCAGAGGCGGCAGCGCGCAAGGATGCCATCGCGGCGGCGACCGTGGCGCAAAAGGAAGCGATTGCCGCCGAATCCACCGCACGGCGCGAGGCGTTGCAGGATTTGCGTATCCGCATGGATGCCGACCGCGCCGAGATGCGTCAGCAGTTTACGGAGATGCGCCAGCAGTTCAGCAAGCTGAATGACAAGATGGATGCGCTGTTGAAACAGCAGGGTGAGAAGTAATGGCACGGCTTACGCCTGAACTGTGGGAAGCCGCCCGCGCGGATTATGAAATCCGTGGCATGAGCCAGCGCGACATTGCCAGGAAGTACGGTGTGAGCGCCGGAACGGTAGGAGAGCGCGCCAGCAAAGAAGGGTGGGAGCAGGGTAAAGCCGAGCAGTTACGGGCAGATAAATCGAATGCAATCATTGCGTTGGCGAAAACCGAGCGGGAAACCGAGCAGAAGCTGAGCAGAACCGAGCGGGCGGTATTGGACGCGGTGGTAATGGATGACGTCGCTTTCCGCGCGCAGAACGATGCAGACCTAGAAGCGGTATGCAAGCACATCATGGCGCTGTTGCCTGGTGTGGACAAACCGGCGGATGCAAAGGTGATTGTGGAGGCTCTGCGTATAGCGAGGGAGTGTAGGCTGGGCAAAACCCCCGACACCGCAATCCAAATCAACAACAACGCGCCGGCGCGTATTGAGCGGGTGATTGTCGATGCGCATTGACACCCCGCGCTGGGCGCTACCGTTATTGCAACCGGCACGCTACAAGGGCGCGCATGGTGGGCGCGGTGGTGGCAAGTCGCATTTCTTCGCGGAAGCCGTGGTGGAAGCGCATTTGCTTGACCCGAACAGCAAGACCGTCTGCATCCGCGAGATTCAGAAATCGCTGCGCCATTCGGTGAAGGCGCTGATTGAGGCGAAGATTGAGAAGCTCGGCGTGTTGTCGCATTTCGATATTCAGCGCGACCTGATTTTGAACCGCCACGGCGGCGGGTTGATTATTTTTCAGGGAATGCAAGACCACACGGCGGACAGTATCAAGTCGCTGGAGGACTTTGACCGCGCCTGGATTGAGGAGGCGCAGACCATATCGGCGCGCTCGCTGCGTCTGCTGCGTCCGACCATCCGCAAGGCTGGGAGCGAGATTTGGGCGAGCTGGAATCCCGAAAACGAGACCGACCCGATTGACCAGTTGCTACGGGCAGACCCGCCACCGGATAGCATCGTGGTTGAGGTCAATCTGCACGACAATCCCTTTGCCAGCAAAGAGACGTGGGACGAGTACGCCAACGACCGCGAACGCGCGAAGCGACGCCAGGAAGCAGGCGACAAGAATGCTTGGGCGGACTTTGAACACGTCTGGCATGGCAAGTATGCCGTGCTGTCGGCAGCACAGGTGTTGGCGGGGTGCTACCGCATCGAGGCATTCGAGCCTCGGCCTCATTGGGACGGCCCCTATTTCGGGGTGGACTGGGGATTTGCTACCGACCCTACGGTGATGGTCAAGTGCTGGATAGATGGGCAGACGCTCTACGTCGAGCAAGAGGCGTGGGGTGAGCATGTAGAGACGGTGGACACGCCCGCGCTGTTTGACCGCATCACAGGCGCGCGGCAGCACGTCATCCGTGCCGACAGCGCCCGCCCGGAAATGATTAGCCACCTGCGCAAGCATGGCTATCCGGGGATGCGGGCGGCGGACAAATGGCCGGGCAGTGTCGAGGATGGCGTCGGCTGGCTGCGTGGTATGGACATCGTAATCCATCCGGCGTGCAGACACGCCGCCGAAGATTTCCGTTTGTGGTGCTACAAGACTGACCGGCTGACCGGCGACGTACTACCCAAGCTGGCAGAGGGGCACGACCATTGCCCTGACGCTATCCGCTATGCCTGCTCGCCGATGATTCGCCGGGGCGGGGCTGGCGTGAGTAGCGTGGTGGCATCTGCCCGCCGACGCATGGGCAACAGATTATGAGGACGACGATGTTTTGGGGATTATTCAGCAAGACCAAGCCACCAGCCAAAGTGCGAGCCAACCCGGTCAATGCAGGCGCGCAGTTTGTCGTGCCGACCTACTCGCTCTCGGCGGCCGATGTCGATGAGGTGCTTAAGCGCGCCAACCTGACCCGCACCGACCTGCTCAAGCTGCTCTACGATGATGAGATTTCGGGCTGCGTCGCCCGTCGTACCGCCGCGGTGATGGGTAATGCCTGGCACATTGAGGGCGATAACACCGACTGGCTCTACACGGCGGTGTCTGCTGTGTATGAGGATGCTGTGCGTATCATGATGCAGGCGTTGTGGGTAGGGTCGAGCATCGGCGAGCTCATTTGGCAGGATGGCGAGCAAAAGACCATCCGCTCCGTTGTGCCTCGCGTCATCGAGCAATTCAAAACCGACAACGACGGCAATCTGCTTTGGAAATCGCCGAACGGCGGCGAGGTTGCGGTCATCCCGGAAAAGGTGCTGCGCGGCGCGGTCAATGTCAATGAGACCAACCCCTACGGCGATGCGCTGCTCTCTCGTGTCTATTGGGCGTGGTTTGCGAAAAACTACGCCGAGCAGTTTTGGAACAAGTTTGCCGAGCGCCACGCCTCGCCGTTGACCGTCATCAAGAGCGCGGTCAATACCGCCAACCGCGACGAGGCGCAGCGGGATTTGGCGGCGTTGGCTGCTGCTGCGGCGTCTGCGGTGTCTGACGGTACTGTCGCATTGGACGACCAGGACAGCATCGAGTTTGTCGAGGCGACCAACGACGGCAGCGCGCATGAGAAATACACGCGCCACCAAATCCAGCGCATCCAAAAGGCGCTGCTGGGGCGGGTGCTGACGTCTGAACTGGAAACCGGCTCACGCGCGGCGCAGGAAACCGACGACGGCTTTACGCGCGACATCGCCGACGCTGACCTGACCTTTGTCGAGCGCGGGCTTAATCACATCGTTACCTGCCTGCTCACCGTCAACGGCATGGATGCCGAGGACGTGTATTTCACCTACGAGCGCTCGCAGGCGATTGACAAGGGACGCTGGGAACGCGACGTCGCCCTCATCAACACGGGGACGATTGAGTTCACCGAACAGTATTACCGCGACAACTACGGTTTAGAGCCGCAGCATTTCCGCCTGGTCGAAAAATCAGCCGCGCCGAAGCTGTCGCTGTCGCTATCCCGCTTGACGCCAGGGGCGCAGGAAGTAGAGGACAGTATTGTTGCCGCGCTCAAGGATGCGCCGGAGATGCTGGGCGTTGAGGCCGTGTTGGCGGTCGCCCGTGAGGCGCGCGATGAGGCAGACCTGATGCGCCGCCTGGCGCTGCTCTACGACGACCACGACGACAGCGATTACACCGACTGGCTGGCGGCATCAATGGCGTTGGCAGCGGCGCAGGGTTACGTCCATGCTGACAAGGGGCGTTACTGATGGCTAACTATCCGTCCGCCGCTGATTACCTGCGCGCCCGTAATGTTGAGCCGTCGGCAGATTTTTACGCCCGCCTAGAGCATATGCGCCAAGAGGCGTGGACGCTCTCGCGGATTAGCGACGTCGCCCAAATCGAGCAGGTAAAGCAGAGTTTGGTCAAGGCGCTGGATGAGGGATTGAGTTTCCGCGAATGGCAACAGACATTGACGCCTGAGATGCTGGCATTGCCGCAGCACTACCAAGAGACGGTGTTCAGGACGGCGATGATTTCGTCGTACAACGGCGCCAAGTGGGCGCATTTCCGCGCTCATGCCGAGCGTCGCCCGGTGTTGCGTTACGTCGCAATCAACGACCATCGTACCCGCAAATCGCATCACGCACTGCACGGCCTCATGATGCCGGTGGATGACCCGCGTTGGCAGCAGTTGGCCGCGCCAAACGGGTTTAACTGCCGTTGCAGCATGATGAGCCTATCCGAGAAACAGGCAAAGGCGTTTGGCTACACGGGCGCGCCTACAGAAATCCCGACATGGGAAGATGAGCATGGCGTGCGACACACCGCCGCGCCGGATAACGGTTGGGCGCACAGTCCGGAGCGCAGCGACCTCACCGAGCATCTGCGGCAGCGCGAAGCAAAGGCTGGGCTTGGCAAGGCTACATACACGGAGCCGGATGATATTTTTGCCGACAGCAAGAGCATCGTCGCAGAGGGCGAACGGCTACGGACGAAGTACCGCCAGCAGTTAGAGGATGCTATTAAAAATCAGCGTGGGCATGAGGCAATACTGGAAATATTGCGGCTGGAAGGCGTGGAAGTTGGTGCAGAAGCTAATGTTGTTGGCACAAAAGACGCTGTGAAGCAGATAAAAGAAGCGCTGAAAGTCTATCCAGCAGACTGGGTGCAAAAATCCAACGAAGCAGGAATTACAATTGTCAGAAATTTGCAGAATCGAGCGGCTGCCAGCACATTGCCACGATTAAGCAAAGAAAATGTAGAGTGGCTGAAAACAGCGCCCAAAGAAGAAACGCAGGATTTCAGAGAGTTTGTGATATTTGCGAAAACGGGGGAAATTAAGGAAGGCAGTATGCCAAGCCTAATTATGCGGGACACCAGTGAACACATGACCAAAGAAATGCAAATAGCAACCCATGTGCATGAATTTGGGCATCGCTTGCAGGCAGTTATGCCTGATTTGGACAAGCTGTTTGCTCGCTTTTGGGCAGAAAGAACAGCAGATGATGCGGTAGAAAAAATGGCAGATTTATTCCCGCTACTCGGTTACGATGAAGATGAAATTACCAAAAAAGACCGCTTCCCTAATCCTTATTGGGGTAAAATGTATGGTGATGAAAAAGACCCTCAGCCATTAGAGATGCTAACGATGGCATTCCAGTCTTTGGTTGGTGGAGAGCAAGATAAATTCAATTTGCTTTACCAAGATAAGGAATTGTTTGATTTTACTTTGGCTATTTTTGCTAGGTGGAGACCATGAAAGAATACCGTTTCACCCTAAGCCGTGATGGCAATCCCCTCGGCGAGATACGTTGGACACCGGGAACAGAAGTTCAGTACGGCGATACTGCTGCAATAGAAGCATTCAACGCGGCACTTACAGCTGCGATTGCAGCAAGGCATAACGGCTACCCAATGCCACAGACCATTTATATAGATAGCCCAGTGCTTCATATTCTTTCGCTGATATTGGTATTGCAGTTTGGTGGGTTCGATATTCCGGCGGTATTTGCAGACAACACGCCGGAAGCGCGTTTACAAAAACAGCGTGCGAGCCAAGCCTCTTGGAAAGAAACGTTGAAACGTGCGCCGCCAGAACTGAGAGGCGTCATAATCTGCTACTAAACCAAATTCACAATAGCCCCCACGCGGGGCTTTTTTCATGCCCGCCTTGAGCGGGTTTTTTATTACCCAAACCTCAAGGAGTAATCCATGACAACGCAAACCATCCAGTATGACAAGCCGTCCTTCCTGCACTGGGAAGGACACCCGACCAACAGCCGCACCCGCGTCAAAGCCGCCAAGGCGGTCAAGGCAGGCGAGGTGCTGGTGCTGACCGACAAAGGATACGAGCCGTTCAAAGGTACGACCCTGCCGACCATCCCAGCGAGCGCAGTACCGGGTGCGGTCGTCGCCTTTGCCCTGGCCGACGCCGACAAGGACGCGCAGGTGCCATGCGTTATCCGCAACGCCACCATCCTCATTGACAAGCTGACGAGTGTCGCCGCTGATGCCTTTGATGACACCAAGCCGCTGCATCCGTTGGTCGCCCATTGCAACGCGCAGGGCATCGCGCTCAACACGTCCATCGCCGCACAACGAGGCTTTGCATGAGCGGCATCACCCTAAGCATTGCCCGCCTCTCTGTTGATGAGCGGCGCAAGATGCGCGGCGTTGCCTACGCTGGCGGGGTGCTGTCCTACTACGGCGACAACATCGCCATCGACCTCGACACGCTGAAATTCACCGGCAAGCAAATCCCGTTATTGCACAACCATGACCGCGACCGCGTTGTTGGTTACGGCCATCTCATGCGTGAGGGCAATGCCCTCATCGTCGAGGGCGAGATGCTCAGCAACGACCACGCCGACGGCATCGTGTCGGCCGCCGACGAGGGGCTGGAATGGCAGATGAGTGTGCATATCGAGAGCCGGCGCACCTTGACCCGTAACGCGGGCGATGTCGTCAACGGACAGGCGATTACCGTCGATGAGGTGACGGTGCTGGCTGACGGCGTCATTCGCGAGGTGTCATTCACGCCGACCGGTGTTGATGCTGATACCAGCGCCCGCATCCTTTCCCTATCCCTTAAATCCAACCCGGAACCTGAAATGAACAAAGAACTGGAACAACAGGTGGCAACGCTGTCCGCCGAGAAAGCGAACCTCGCCGCCGAAAACGAAACCCTGAAACAGCAACTCGCCGAGCAGGCAACAGCCGCGAAACTGGCGCAACTGTCCGCCCTCGGTGTTGAAGGCGAGCGCGCCGCCAAACTCGCCAAAGCCGACGACGACACCTTTGCCGCGCTGGTCGAGCAAATCCAACTCTCGGTAAAGCAGAGCGCTGTGTTGTCTGCCAGCTACGAGGGCGGCGCGGCGCCGGAAACCCGACCGAACCCGCTACTGCGGCGAGCCTAACCCAAACACTTCAGCCCCGATTGGGGCTTTTTTTTATGCCCAAATTTAAGGAGTAATCATGCCTACGTCGCTCCCCACGCGGGAGCGCGAATTGAAACTGCATGGTTGAACTGGCCAGTTTGCGTACATCAAGTCGCTCCCCACGCGGGAGCGCGAATTGAAACTGACTTTTCGGCATGGGCGGCGGCATCGGCATGGGTCGCTCCCCACGCGGGAGCGCGAATTGAAACGCTGGGGCAAAGACGCGCTTGCCAGCGGCCGCGTGTCGCTCCCCACGCGGGAGCGCGAATTGAAACCCCATCCCTATTGGGGTAAAATCTATGATGAAGAGTCGCTCCCCACGCGGGAGCGCGAATTGAAACAGACCATCGATGCCGCCGCCCATGCCGATACTGCGTCGCTCCCCACGCGGGAGCGCGAATTGAAACCCGG